AGGCGGCCTTGAGGGCCGTGATCACGGCGCCGACAGCGGCGACGGTCATACGGCCTCCAGCTCGGCCGAGAGGTGCTCGGCGAGGATGCGCTGCGTGGCGGCGCGCTCGGCGATGATGGCCCCGAGGATGAACGGCCGGGGCTCCATGCGCGAGCTGCCCTCGTGGACCGCCGGCGCGTACTCTGTCGGCGAGATGACGAACCCCTGCACCTGCCGGCCGTGGACCTCTACCTGGTGGTAAATCTCGGCCCGGAGCAGCCCGGTCAGGAACGGCGCCCGGTAGTACGGCGACGATCCCGGCGTGCAGAACGACTTGGCCGTGGCCTCGACGTTCAGCGCCGCGAGGTCCATGCCCTTCTCGACGGCCGGGACGATCCGCTTGGCCGCCTTCGCGAGCCGGGCCTGGAGCTGGGCCGGGGTCATCTTCGCCATCGTCAGAGCCCTCCGAGGATGGCGCCGACGTCGAGCCCGCGGCCCGCGAGCACGAGCACCAGCACGGCGACGAGAACCTTGAGTATCAGGTTCACGTTCGAACCGGTCAGCGTCGAGGCGGAGGCGAGGTTCGCGAGCGCGGTCTTCATCTCCGAGACGTCCTTCCGGGTCTCGGCCATGTCGCGCTTGACCTCGGCCATGTCGCGTTCGAGCCCGCCGAACCGCTGCTCGACGATCTCGTGCCGGAGCCGGCACTCGGTGCGGGTGACCGGCGTGCTGTCGTCCGGGCTCATGCCACGGCCTCCAGCTCGACCTCGTAGTGGTGGAGCGCGCCGGTCTGCCCGGCCCGCGGGCGGATGGCGGCGATGCGGTACGTGCCGGCATACCCGCTCTGCGTCGTCGTGATCCGGTAGGTGTCGCGGGCGATCGTGACGGCCGACCCGAGCATGAGCATGAGCGTATCGGCGAGCCCCTCGCCGCCCTCGCCGCGGGTCGAGACCTCGCCCCGCGATGCGTAGTAGAACCGGCAGGCGACGGACGAGGCGGAGGTTGCCCAGGTGTACGCCGACTCGCCGTAGCTGTCGGCGGTGCCGGCCGTCCTGCTCTGGATCGTGCAGGTGTGCGGCAGGCGCATCAGTTCACCTTCCTGAGGTAGTACTGCTTCGTCCCGGTCGAGTCGCTCGCGGCGACGTAGGCGTCGAGGAGCGCGAGCGCCGTCTTTCGGTGCCGGGCGATGGCCTGTTCGATCTGAACGGTCTCGCTGTAATCGCCTTCGGTCGACTGGTCGGAACGGGTGCCGGCCTGCCTGCCGTAGTCGAGAAGCCCCGCCTTTGCCAGTTCCAGGGATGCGGACTTGCATGCTCCGCTCGCAGCGCCGCCGATGCCGGACGGCGCGAGGTAGGCGTCGATCTCGCGGTCCCCCTGTTCGATGATGGCCGTCAGGATCGCGGACGAGAGCGCCGAGCCGGTGAGGTTCACGAGCTCGGCGGTCGTGCAGTACGTCACGCGCCCACCTCCGGCCGGTATCGCGGGTCGCGGAGGTCGTACGGCACCGGCGTCCCGCCGTCCGTCGGCGTGGTCTCGGCCTCGAAGTAGCTCTCGGGGACCGTGACCGCCGGCACCTCCAGGAACGCGAGTTCCGCGGCGGTGTAGCGGTCGCGGTGCTCCATCGCGTCGTCGCGGTCGGCCGCCCAGCTACGAGAGAGGTATTTCCCGCAGGTCTGGAGGGTGAGGACCAAGGGGTATTCCCCCTCAGTACTCGATGCGGCTGATCGCGTTGGCGAAGACGGTGTCGGCGTCGAACCGGGCCGAGACCGACATGCCCATCAGGTCGCGGATGGGGTCGGCGTACCGCTCGATCGTGATGTCGCGGCGCATCCCGATCCCGCCGCACTTGCGGGAGTCGAAGACCACGGCGCCGATGTCGCCGTCGCTGTTGTACTCCCAGGTATACGTCGATGAGTCGTCGGCGACGTCGCAGACGAACGACCGCAGGCCCATCGTCGGCGGCGCGCCGCCGTTCGAGACGGACTCGGCGCCGGGGTACGACGTGAGCGGCAGTTCGCCGCGGAGCCCGGTCTCGAACTCGGGCGCCATGACGATCGTGTCGGGCTTGAAGTGGTCGGCCTTGATCAGCCCGATCGCCTTCGAGACCGACTTGATGCCCAGGTCCGAGCCGCTCGCGTCGTGCTCGTTGCCGGCGCCGTCGAGGAGCTCGGTCAGCATGAGCTGGTTGAGCGAGTTCTCGACGGACTCGCCCGCGTACCGGACCTCCATGCCGATCGCATCGTAGAGCGAATCCTCGACCATCTCCTTCGTGATGACCGGGCGGACGCCGTACTTCTGCGCCGTGAACGACACGATGTTGTAGTCCTGGTTCGCGATCGGGATCTCGGCGCCCTCGGCGACCTTGCCGGCGTAGGTGCCGGTCGCGCCGTAGGGGAACGAGAGCTGGTTCGCCTTCATCTGGAAGACGGGGACCGCGTTCCGCATGACCTGGGCGAACTTCGCGCCCTCCTGCACGGTCGCGTACATCTCGCTCTGGATGAGCGTGGTGGACTCGATCGCGGTCGAGAGGAGCAGTTCGCGGACGGGCTCGATCTTGCCGTCGTGGTAGGCGGTCAGCTCGCGCGGGAGCGCTTCGACGATGCGCTTGGTCTCCGCCGCGCCGGGCTCTTCGAGTCCGAGGCGGAGGTAGGTAGAGAGGAGTCTGGTCATGTCATGCACCTCACGAAGCGGCCGTCCAGATCGGCGTGATGTTCACGAGCATGTACCCGCGACCTCCGACGGTTGCGGCGCCGGCGGCGATGGCCTCGACGGCGATGCCGATCGGGTACAGGCCGGCGACCTGCGAGTCGTGCGTGGCGATCGCGGTGTCGGCGACGATGGCGCAGCCGGCGACGGTCGAGACGCTGAGCCAGTCGCCCTGGTCGGCGGTGCCGTCGTCGGCGGAGAGCTCGACCTTCACGACGCAGCCCTGCGAGTAGACGGTCACGGGCGCGCCCGCGGCGGCGCTGTTGCCGGCGATGCCGATCGGGCAGGAGAGCGACGAGGTCGCGGGGTCGACGCAGCCGTCATCGGTCGCGGCGAACGCGACGATCTGGCCGGAGAGGATCGCCGACCCGGCGGTCATGGTGAGGACCGTGCCCAGGTGCTTCGGGGCGGGGTCGAACGCGGTGGGGGTTGTTGCGGTCATGTGATCAGGCTCCGTAGACTTCGCCCGTGCGCCGGTCGACGGTCACGCGGGGCGGCTCGGCGAGTTCGCGCGCGGGCTCCGCGGGGGCCGCTGCCTTCGGCGCGGGGGTCTTCTCAAGCTTCTCGACGCGCTCGGCGAGCGCGCGCAGGGTCTCGGCGCCCGTCTCGGCCGTGGCCTTGAGGGCAGCGTTTTCCGTGGTCAGCGACTCGATCTTCGCTTCGAGGGCGCGCACCTGCTCGGTGGTCGGCCCCTCGGTGACGGCGAGTTCGGCTGTAATTCCGGTCTCTGTCATGTCTGGTCCTGCGGGGTCGCTCTGCGGCGGCTCCGCTGTCGGGTCGTCGGTCGTGCATGCCGCGGCCGGTTGGCCGGGCTCCTCTCCGTCCTCGTTGTTACGGGTGGGGAGCGTACACGTCTTGCACGCGCCTCTGTGAACGATCGCGCCGCCGTGCCCCGCGAACTCAAGGAGCTCGTAGGTCCGGCGACCGACGTTCCACTTTTCTGAGCCGCTGTGCTCGACTGAGAAGAACTGCGCCTCGCCGGCTTCGATCATGCCGATGACGCCGGGCGAATCGGTGCCGGCGATGCCGTGCAGCCGGAGGTCGCCGACGATGGCATCGCCCTCGAACCGGGGGCGCTCGATCGTGCCGATGCGTTCGGTTATCCTGCGCGGAACACCGCCGAGGTGGCGGCTCCAGAGGGAGAGGTCGGTCCAGTTCGCGGCGTACCGTTCGAGGACCGCCGACGAGTACTCGCAGGGGGTCTTGGCGGCACTGTCGGTCCAGGTGCCGGCGGCGAGGAGGCGGACGTTTTTGACGAGGAGGGCGTCGCCCTGACGTTCGGTGGCGTCGTTGGACGGGCTGAGGGAGAAGAGGAGCTCACGGCGCACCGTTCGGGGCTCTGCCGTTTCGGGGCCGGGCATGTACTATGTTTGAGTCAATCACTATTAATTACGTTTAGTTGACTCCTGAGGAGAGTTAGAAACTGTATATTTACGGTTTTACTGAAAAGAGATAGGCGCGCATGGCCTCGCCATGCCTCGCCTGACCGAACCTCGCCTAACCAGATCTTGCCCTGCCCCACCGGACCTTACCCAACCTTGATCCCCCTTTCGGGGTTGACCAGTCCCGCCAATCTGGCGGCCACGTCTGTGGTGTTGAACTCCTCGCCGAACCGG